AGTTTTGCTTCCCAATTTGAATCGCTAAGTACGTTGAATCGCATTACGCAACCTATGGTGCTAACGTTGTTAAATCAGCGGCGCCGAACTTAAGGTGCAACGGAAGTCGGCTAATGGCCGACTACGGAATGAGCCGCTGAGGAGGAAGTCGTCGTTCCACCGAAAATGTTGAGAGGCGCGGCAAATTGTCGATTGTCGGCATAAATGTCACCGCTGCAGAGCCATGCCGGACCTCTGCGCCGGCGATGAATGTGCCAATGGCCTCACCAGCCAATGGAAGGATTCGCACAGCGTCCCCAATTCGAGGGATTTCATCACCCGAATGAATCTGGCCATCGAGGACATACCAAGTGCCATTCGGCAGATCAACGCCTCTTTCGCGAAGTGTATCTGAAACGATGAAGCTATCAATTATAGTAAAGGAGACTGACATAAAGGTCCGGTTTTGGCCGAATTCCGTCGGAGGATTCGGCATCATTGCTTCTGTAACTCATCTATGTTGAGACAATGAACTTCCCTCCTAGATAGGAATAATATCAACTGAGGGCCAATCTAACGTAAGACCCGCAAGATCAATTACAGGGTGGTCACTAGGCAGCAGGTAGTAATGCAGTCCACCAGGACAATAATCCAGTGCAGTCCAATTTATCTCGAGAAGTTTTCCCCAATCATAATCGGTCACAACCATAGCACTCAAAAATTCGTCTTTGGTTACGCAGTGGTTAGCGGCCGCCAACTGCCAAGCAAATTCGACTTCGGAGAAGACTTTAGGATGAAAGACCCGCACAAGGTGCGGCCCCATTTCCCGGCGAGAGCCAGAGAGTCCGGCAACTGTTGCACTATTCTCTGCCTGAGTAATCTGAACTTCTTGTCGGGCATAGACTCCTGCATCATCGCGCCAGCGATGATGCGATACGTCGCGAGCGACCGTTATCATTGCAGATGAAAACGTCAATTGGACAGAGCCTACAATTAAAGAATACATGGCTTTTCAAATCTGCATCGGATATCAATGTGTCAGCCTTTATTGAGGCTGATGGCAAACCGTCCGGTAATGGCCGGACGGGGCCATTCAGGGGACCAATTCTAGCTCAATGTCGTCAGGGCCATACGCCATTAGCCACTGCGTGATACCGCTTCCATCACTGCATTCCAGTTCATAACCGGGCGGCTTTGAGTAAATCTCAATAATGGTAGCGACATCGCCAATTGCTGGGCTGCGTAGATTGAATGCATCAGAAGCTTTGGTTGCCTCTACATGCAATGCCATTACCCTGACCACGTCGTACTGCTTGAAATGCATTGCTATCGTCCTAACGATGGAATGGCAGTACCTGGCCGCAATCGGCCCAAACGAACTCTAACTCATCTAACATTCTATGTCAGGTCATGTTTGAGCTATTGCATCTTAAGTACCTGTAAGGGGCGCATGTCCAATGTGCGGAACTTACGTCCCCTTTTCATGCTTGTCTAAAGCCATAGGGTCTGGGCGGTGCGCACTCGTATTGGCAGCGAACTATTCCGAATTCGGTAATTGAACCTGCGGTACATGATCAGTCATCTCATGGAACAAAATGTTCCCATCGGCAGTCGTGGTCGTAATGACCGCTTTCCACTTTTTCCCTTTAGATGGCAGCAACTCCTCAAAGCCGTTTGAGTCCATTTCGAACAAAGTCTTGTACTGTTTTGCCCACGCTACCTTACGGACTGCATCGATAGCGTCTTGATGCAAGCCTTCAGGGCTGTCGCGGGAAAAGTTGACATTGCGGACTTCATCGAGATCCACTACGGGAGTCTGGTTCCCATCTTCCTTATTCACGTATTTCAACAGCTGATAGAAGTGCATTACACCGCCTTGGACTACTATTCCGATCATGTCCTCGGGTTTGCCGCTCCAGGGTGTCAACGCCCCAAACATCTTTGGCATGCAATCTCGTTTAATAGTAAGCACGCGATGGATTTGATTGCGCTGCAATAACTTGAGGAAAGCGCGAGATGCCTTCTCATGCCAACCTTTTGGGCTGATGTTTTTCGCTTCTGCGACTTCTGCATTCGCTTGCGTCCGTACTTGTGGGGAGCCCCACAAGGCCGGACCTACTGCTTTTTTGCGCGAGGCCTCCGGCGCTTGATACTGTTGAATGCCTCCTCGTTTGCTTTTCGCATAGCGTTCTTTTCATCATCAGTCGGATCACGGAAGTCATTTTCAGCGGGAGCGCGGCCGTTCACGTTTTCAAATTTCTTAACCCAGCCAGCTTGTGGACGGATACCATGACGCATGTAGTAGCCCTGGCTGAAGTCAGGCGAGTTAGTGCCGGTGTACTCGTCTTTAAGCAATCGGTCGTATGGTTCAGCAGGCTGCTGATGTCGTGTATTCGATGGTTTTGGTTGCTCGATGTTTGGCTTGTCATTTCCAAGCAAGCCATGACTCGTAGCCATCGCATCCCAGTCCTTGTATCCATGCTTCTTAGCCAATGCGTTCAACTCATCCAACTCTTCCGCCAACTTTCCTGCGTTAGCGGCTTTGATCTGTTCATCGATGCGCGCCATGATCTGCTCAACGGCTAAGCGCGCAGCTTGAAGTGAATCCGTCTTATGCAATGCCTTTGTCGCGTGACCTGCTTCAAAAATGTGTTTGCACAGGTGACCGAGAAGTTCATCGGACTGTGCCAGCAAGTAGGCTTGTTTGATGGTCGCTTGCTCCGCGTTTGCAGTAACAGCCGGCGCTTGCAGTTGTGGGGCAGTGGTATCCATGTGTTCAGGCTGAGTCATACAAATCCTTTTCAATGTGTCATGCGATGTGTTGAGCGCGGACCGAATCTTGCGGGATTCGGATTTCATAAGCCAGCCCCAAAAAATCAACTTTTAGAAAACATGATTTTTTGGGACTTCCAATTTGCGGAGCCAATGCCGAACTGGTGCGCTAATCTAATTTTGAAAAGTTGATTGACGTTTTTTGCCGCTGGACATGCAGAAATTCGTCGTTCGTCAGCAACACGGGAGTAAATTTAATTGCTCCCATCCGTAAAAAACGACCTCACTAAAATCAAATTGAACAAGGAGCGACTGCGACCACAGCCTATTACCGCTTTTGATGTTGGTTTTCTTCCAGGTGGCGAGCCGGGACGTAGCGAAGCGAAGTAAGGCCGCTCGGAACGAAGTGACTTCTGGCAGTCATTATCTGAGCTTGCGAAGTTAGGTCGAAGACCTACTTGGCTTCTCCAGAACTCAAGAGAAACGCGAAGGCGAGCACCGTAGCTTTGAGCGGAGCGAAGAGCAGGTGCGCAGCCCCTCGGCATCTGAGCGAAGCGATGATGTCGAGGCCCATGGATCAGGAAGAATTCCTGATGATTCCTGGTGAATCATTTCGCCATAGGTATGGCAAGAACATGAAGACCTCGACCACACTCGATACATAACTCTCCTGAAGTTTGCGTCGCTGCACTTCAGGGGAGTTTGTGTTTTCGTCGTAGCTGGCAAACCAGCTACTCCTTATCAACACAAACTCACTTAGTAATAAATTTGTGGCCTTCATTAAAGCCAATCAATTACTGCATCATGTTTCAAAAGTGTGAAGAGGTCGCAAGCTCCCCTGGCAAAACCAGTTGAGACAAGACCTCTAAGATCTTTTGCCCCTGAGACGCCTCCCCTCTATCGGAATCAACACTCGTTACGTGTATCTGCTACCGTCTAGGCCTTTGCCGCACTTTTTCAACGGGCCGTCCCTAGCTGTTTGTTCCCAGGCGTCTAGATTCCTGGGCAGCCTCGCTAAATCACAACATTAGCACTCCTACTGTCCTTATCAATGTAGTCTCAGCGGAACTGAGGCACTCAAGAATCTGGGAGCGATGGGCACAGTAACATGGGTTACTGTCCTACTACTAAGCATGCAGCGCAAAGGTCAACAAAGAAAAAACCCACGCGGTATGAGCACGTGGGTTCTTTCAGTGTCCGCCGAATGGCAAACACAGGGGAAACCTTGGCAACCTCATACGCTGCATACATCTATTTATGAACATGGTAAAGAAGCTGTGGAATAGATCAATAATTCCTTGACTCTTCGCCTGCCTTATCGACGACTCAAGAATCGGGCGAACCGAGACTTGCTGAAATCCTGACCTGTGACTTTCTCGTACAGACTTACGGCGTACCAGACAATGGCGAAGCCAGCTGCAATGGCCGGCAATACCTTGATGACCGTCAGCACAGTCACGCTCGCGGCAATGATGTCACCAACGGTCTTGATTGCAGCAACTACCTCGCTTGTCATTTGGTGTCTTCCGGGTCAGTCTGTGCTAAGGAAGCGGCATGTTCGTCCGGGTGCGCTTCAATGTCTTCTTTGGTAGCTGGTCGCTCGATCACGAACAGCATGGTCTCCAGGTATGTATCGTCTTTGTACACAACGACGCCGGAATCGTCTTTATAGAACTCAATCATCTCTTTTCTCCTGACTCCTTAAGCGAGCCGTTCATCTATTTAGCCATTTTCGCCAAGCATTACGTGTTAGTCCAGTCAGCGCTTGCGTTGATGTTGGTGACCGTCACCGAATGGCCGGTATTGTCTTGCACGATGCATTGAAGGACGGCAGAAAATGAACCGTTCGAACTCTTGGCGTAGTTCTTTGACACTGTGCACTGGTACGCGTTTGCGTTAGTGAGCGACGTGTTTTGCGGGTTGCTGGTAAAGCTCCAAGTATAGGTAAAGCCACCTGATCCGCCAGAAACACTTACGGATGGGGTGGCATACGCGGTGCCACCGCTGCCAAAGCTCGAATAGGATTCGCTGTCATCGTACTTGGTTACTGTCATGGGCGCGTAATTCGACTTGCCATGCAGCGTATTCAGGTTGATTGCACCTGACGCCACGCCAGCCAGGGCTCGCACCGCTGAATCACCTAATGAGATCGCGGCATTGGAAGACCGACTCAATTCCACGTTGACCTGGCTCATGTCGATTTGGCCGCTTGCTGGTAGCGTCATGCTTTGCTACCTCCCATGAATTTCACCAGACGCGCTATGGTCTTCTTCGCCTTGGTGATTTCCTGTCTCAAAGAAAGCATTTCTCTAGCTAGCTTGACTGCCGCGATTGCACCAACCGCGCCGTAGTTCAAGGACAGCATGCCTTCAGTGGAAGTCGCCACTGCTTCCGGCATGAATGCCTGGACCGATTGTGCTGAAAGGCCGACCTGCGTTTGTTTAGTGTCGATGCGGTCGTACACGCCATGCCTTACTGCGGACAGCTTTTCAACAAAGTCATCCGCGACATCACGCCAGTTGGTCTTAAGGCGTTCGTCCGAATAAGCTGTGACGTTGCCGGATGCCCATACATCACCAGATGACGATAACCCTCCTGACCCGATTGTGACGAGCCCGCCATTAGCATTTAGGTTCAACTGGCCAGCAGCTCCGTTATTACGGGCCTGGATTTGATTGTAGTCATACACTACGTTCATGCCTGCCGCTCCACCAATCTGCATGAAGCCAGCATTAGCTAAAGTGGCTGCGACACCTCCCAAGATGTTCGTTGCCGCACCAGTCACAGTTAAGCCGTTGCTCGCACTCGCAGAACCGGTTACGGTCACGCCACCCGATGTAACTTGGAGTCGCTGGTTGCCGCCAACATAGGAAGTCAGCGTACCATCAGGCGCAGCTGCCAATCGGGTTGCACTACCCACCATGTCATACAGTATCCAGTTGGTACCGCCCGCCGATCCATCAACTCCAGCCGCCCACGCCAGCGCGCCTGTGTCTTTGTAAAACTTGACCTGACCGTTGCCGCCAGCTTGTGCGGTTGCCTTACCAACCGTCAGGTATGCGGTACTGGTATTGCCATTGACCTGAACCAGGCTAGTACCATCGTCGGTCGTGGTCCCGAATAGGGCTGCACCGCGACTTGTCAGCCGCATTGCTTCAGTGGTTGTCGTTGTACTGGCAGATGCTTTTTGTGAGACGTTGAAACGCAGGTCGCCGCTAAAATTCCCGGTGTTCCAGCTAAGAATTGACGCTTGCTTGTTCGCCGCCGAACCGTAGAACGAAATGCCGTCACCGGAATTTGTCGCGTCCGAGTTCGACAACACGCCTATACGGGTATCGGGTGTCATCGACGCGCCAACGGACAGCTTGGAAGTGATTGCTGTACTCCCGGTAACGGTGGCTGTGGTTGAATTGAGAGACAGGATTGATCCCGCATTGCCGTCTGCGTGGAAGTTAAGGGTCTTGGTTACGCCGGAGGAACTCGAAGCATAGAAATCCGTGGTGGTATCTGTCACACGAACGAATGCCGACGCGTTGGCGAGCGTTGACGTACCCTTAAAAAACGTATCGTTGACGAAGGTCGGACCTTCCAAGTAAGCCAGTGTTTTCGCAGTCCAGGCAGTAGCACCAGCGGCACCAAACTTGTGCTGTATCTGCTGCAAGGCCTTGTTGAAGTACAGCGAATTGTATCCACCACCTGACAGGTCAGCATAGGTCGATAGGTCGATCACATCGGAATACGACGCCGTTGTGGCATCATCCGTGCAAGCGAAGCGTACACGCAAGCCCTGGCCGTACCCCAAACCTGTCGACGGGTTTGCAACAGTGCGCAGGCTGGTCGTTTCCGACCGCACGGAGCAGTCATTTCCTGTGACGAACGCTGCGCGCGTGGGCACAAAGAAGTTAAGACGAGCGCCTTGCGCATCCACTGCTCCTGTGCCGCCTTGCGCAATGCTTAGTGCCGTGGTTAGGCCAGACAGCGAAGTAATGTCGCTATTGGCACCCTTGGCTGCCTTTGTGCCAAGGTCTGTCAAGTCAGCGATGGTGCCGTCGCGATCCTGGAAGGTGTAGTTACGCGCCGCCGTGGCAGCGTTTTGCATAAAGCTGGTGAATGTCTGGCCCAAATTACGAAATACGATCTTGCCGCCAGACAGGCCAACATAGCCGTTCGAGGTGTTCTTGTTGGCAGTCGCTTCCTTGGTCGCTAATAGTGCATCATCTTCGGTTTTCAGGTAGACATCGGTGATGCCGTAACCGTCTCGCGTTGTCGGCTTATTTGTGGTGATCTTTGACCAGTCAAGGCTGGGGATGTCCGTCGCCGCAAGCGCTGTCCATTCCACGATGTTCGTCACTGATCCGTTGCCGGTCTCGGCAAAGAACTTTCTGGTAGTGGTGGTGTTACCTGGAAGCTTGGTCAGTGACGTCGTGCCGTTCGCGTAAAGGATGTCGCCAATCGCATAACTGGCTATGCCTGTACCGCCGTTGGCCGCAATAGCGACGCCAGTAATGTTTGCCGCAGTACCCGATACATTGCCCGTTACATTGCCGGTCACGTTGCCTGTCAATGGGCCGTTGAACGAAGGCGCAGTTACCGCACCTGTGACGCCAAGCGTACTGCCAACTGTGGTCGCCCCTGTAATCTTTGCTGTGCCATTGACTTGAAGCCTGCTGGTACCATCGTCGGCTGTCGTGCCGAGCATCATGCGCCCAGCGCTGTTGATGCGCAGGCCTTCAACACCGGATACCGATAATGCCAAGACACCCGTTGAAGGACGGAAGATGCCGCTCGATGCTTCGCTGTTAAAGGCAATGCCAGGTATTGAGCAGGTGCCGTCTGAGATCTTTAGCTGGCCTTGCATTGGTGCTTGGCCGTCACGTGGCAGAACATTATTGAACGTATTGCCGATGTCAGTAACCAGGGTATTAAACGTGGCCGACTGTATAACCGTACCAGTTGCAACTGGCTGGCCTGCTGGCGGCACGTACGTGCCCGAGCCGTTGTAAGACATTCTCTTTGCCTCTTATTGTTGTTATGGGCTATTTATTCGTTAAGGGCCAAGTGAACCTGTCATACCTGCTGCACTTGCACCTAATGCACGAGAAATAGCGTTTGCGAGAACAGGATCAATTGGCTTGCCGCCTGCACCGGTCAGTAATCGAATGGCTGTAGGGCTTTGCGAGCTGGCTAGCTTGCCCATCAGGACATTGGCAGCCTTCTTCGCCAAATAAAGGGGAATGCCGGTGCTTGGCTCCAGAACAGATGCAGCCAACAGACTGTGATCGCCTGGATTGCCGACTGCTTTTCCGATGACCGAAGCTAACCCTTTACCTGCTGCTGGCCCGTAGAGATCGGATGCGACGCCCGCAAGGTCTTGGAATGGTGCATCGCCCTTAAGGAATGAATTGCTGAACGAACCAGTCTTGGCGGCTTGTAGCATTTGGCGTGGCGTGACAACGCCAGTGTCGTTACTGGCCTTGACCATCTTCTGTACTGCTAACAGGTTGCGGTAGTTGTCATTTGCGGCCTGGAACGCGGCGCGTTGTTCTGCTGTCATGTTGCTGGTCAGGGACCCGTTGATCTTCTCGATCACATCTGCTGCAAGCTGCTTTTCGCCGTGTGAAGTACCTTGGCTGTACAGCAGTCCCTTAAGTTCGCTAGCCAGGCCTTGCAGGTCAGTGCCAGCAACAGGAGTACCAGAATCAACAGCCTTGCTTAGATTTTTGATCGCGGTATTAACTACGCTGTTATTGGCAATGCCTTCCGTAAGGGCGTTCGAACCCCGCTGAACGACCGTGTTTAACTCCGCTTTTAATGACTGCGGTAGCAGCACATGAACATTGGTCGCCGTGTCGAGCGCTTGCTTTATGGCTGGTCGCGCTGTATTAAGCATGTTGGTGTCTATCGGACCTGCATAGTCTTTCAATCCCAAGCCTTCTGCCACCTTGGCGGCTATAGTACGATCCGCATTCGCTTGTGCGGTTGCCACGTTGCCGTTAGTGGGCATGGATTCGGATACAGTACGCCAGAAGCCAGTTGGACCACTGATGCTTGAAACGTCTGCTGGTAGGCCAGCCTTCTGTGCAGCTGCCAATCTAGCCGTTGCTGCTGTATCGCCACCAAGCACCTTTGACGCGATTGCAGTCGTCCCCTTGGCTGCCGCGTAAGCACCGCCGCCAGTAAGGCCGCCGAACGCAGCTTCGGTGCCGATGTTTCTTAAGAACTGGCCGTCGCCTGTTGTTGGAGTCAACGCGCCTGATGTCGCACCTGCTGCTGCATTCGCGAGCATAACGGGAATGGCACCTTCCGGCGCGACAGCGCTGGCGACCAGATAAGGCACTGCCTTGACGCCACCGCTACCAATTTTGCCGCCCCAAGTTTTGTCGAGTGCTTGGCGCGCTGGATCTGCTTCAATCGCTGCTTGTTCCGCTTGTCTTGCTTTCAGCGCTGCGTCATCGCCTATAACGCGATCCCCTAATTGACGAACGCCGTTTGAAAGGTCGCCAACTGCATTACTTGCGCCTTGCGCCAAGTTCGTGACAAGTCCTTGCTGCTTTACCTTCTCGGCAGGATCGGTTGCTTTGAACTGGGCAAGCGGCTGGCCGCCAATTACTTCAATGATGCGGTCAGCCGTCTTACCCTGCGAAAGCGCATGCCGCACATCGGCACCTGCAAGGCTACTGTTCAATAGACCGGCTACGATCTGCGTCGCTGGAACTCCTGAGGCATAGTCTTGTGCAACCTCTAGCGCAAGTTGGTTCTTCATGTCCGAAAGCGATGGCACTGCTCCTGTTTCTCGTACGGCCGAAATTGCGCCAGTTAGCTTCTGGTTGTAGTTCCGGTCTTGCGCATAGCCGCCATTGACCACTGATCCTACAAATTGACCTGTATTACTGCCGGTTTGTCGGACACCTTGATAACGACGATTCGCCAATAGATCAGCATAGGCCGCAGCAGCAGCGTCCGGGCTGTCGTATTTGGCGTATTTTTCGACTGTGCCAAGCTGGTTGTCTTTTGCTGGCGTTCCGTCTTGTCCAGCTACGGCCTTGACGTTGCCTAAGTTGTTTGTGCCAGGGATGATACTTTTTCCCCATCCTGATTCGAGACCCCATTGACCTAGAACGTGAGCAGGGTCTGTTCCCAGTTGGGCAGCAGCCTTGATTGCCGCTGGCATGTACTGGTTGATGAATTCCTTAATGTCGGCCATGTTAGAAGCTGTAGTTGCCTGGTGCGCGGCCAGACGGAGTGGAGCCGGCACCATGTTGTTGTTGATTGGACTGATAGCCAAATTTACCGAGCGCGTAGTCATGCGCGTCTACTTCGGATTGCTTGGAGATTAGGCGTTCCTGCACTGCCTGCTGAATCTGCTGCAATCCTTGTTGCACGGCTTGCGGTGTCAACTTGGCATTCATGCCGCCGTGGTCCTGGTAGGCCTTCATTAAGCCAACACCAGCGGAACCCGAACCGCCTTTATCCTGCATGATGCTCATTAGCTGGGTGTCGTTAAGGATTCGTTCAAGCATCTGTCGTGCTTGGGCTGATTCGCCGCCCCAGTACTGCGAGATACTGGCTTGCACACCGCCCCATTTTCCTGCTGCCTGATTTGCAAGGACCATACCCGTTTGAAGGTCGCGGTTGATCTTGCCCAGGTCGGCAACCTGTGCGGCTGCTTCGCCGCGACGTTGGCTAATCGAGCTGATCGAATCAGCTTCGCCTTTGTGTGCGGTGTAGCGGGCATCAGCGCCCATGTTGCTGCCTGCGATGGTTTGTGAATCAAGCTGCGGCATGCCGCGCTGATGACGCCATGCGTTGTATTCGGCCACAGACTGCGAGTTAGTCGGGTCAACCAACTTTCGGCGTTCGATGTCGGCTTGGTCTACCTTTAGTGTGTTGGTCATGCCCTGTACAGGAACCGCTTTACCGCTCCACTTGTCGAATACGACCGCATCGCCTGAATCATTCATCTTGAAGTCGTAGCGATCAGCGTGTGTGAACATCTGCTGCATCATCGAAGTGGCAAGCTGTTGCCCCATAGGTCCGGTGCGGCTGATCTGTTGGAGCTGAGCGATCTTGTCGCCATACGAAGCGTTTTCATTTCCGCTTTCGCGAGCTTGATCGACTAATGAACGCGAGTCAGTTTCTGGCAACGTGCCGTTAGCCATCTGCTTTCGGGTATCTTCAACTTCCTGCACTTGCTGGGCAAGCGTTGGATCACCAGGGCCGCGTGGAGCTGTTGGGTCCATGCCAAGTGCACGAGCGCGGCTTTCCAAAGTTTCGGATTGTTGCGATGGCGGTACAACTTGTGGGGCGACCTGTGGCTGTGCCGTGAAATTAGGCAATGCAGGAATTGAAGTAAGCGCTCTCGGCGTTTTGGTGACATTCTGGCGCGACTCAGGTGTATTTGCTGTTGGAGTGCCCGACAACATGCGGGCAGCAAAAACCGCGTCATCTGCACTAATGGGGCCTTTGGCATCAACGGGAAGATTGGTCTTTTTCGCGAGAGTCTTAAACAGATCGGCGCCAGTTCCAAACGAGTTAGGGCCGCCAGTTAAAGGCTGCGCCGTCGAATTGGGTGCGGTTTTCAAATCCAGCTTATTGGCGGAAAGTGCCTTCGCTGCTGCCTTTCTGGCTGTTGGACTTGCTCCTGACGTTGAAAGCGGCGCTGTCTGAATGTCGCTAGAAACAGGGGAGGGGACAGAAAACGCTTCAACGGTTGCTTGATCATCCGATGTTTGCGGATTGTTCTGATCACCCGCCTGCACGGTGTCATTAAGTCGGTTGAACTCGCGTTGTCGTTCCATGTCAGCTTCACGTTGCATCTGTTCCGCTGCTGCACGTTTTGCTGCTGGCGAATTATTGGGATTGAGTGCCAAGCTCAAGGCGTTTTGTGAGTCCACGTTTACCTGCTTCTGCGAGTCGTCAGCGCTTCCATGTGCTGCACCACCCAAAGCAGCAGCCACTATTCTGGCAATGGTCGAACCAGCGGTATTGCCGCCTGCATAGCCCATGAAGTCGCCGCTCTTAATGAACTGACCTTGATTAGTCTGCGAGCCGACTGCTTGTAGTGCTTGTGCGGCTGCGCGTTGGCGCTGCACCTTTTGCGATGCCGTGTCGTAGTCAAACGTACTTGGATCGGAAGGTGTGTTACCGAACCAATTGCCGTACCAGTTATTTGCCATTCAATGTCTCCTGTACTTCGTTGAGACGCTTGACGAATGGCTCAACGACTATTCTTATCTTCTTCAAGCGTTCGTTCACTTCGGACGCGACGCTCGGATGGTGTTTCATCAGGTATTTATGGGCTCCATGCTCCAACCAAGCGGTGCAACGCATGCAATCGGGCGCAGATGAAAGGCCTTCTGCGTAATACGGTGGAAGCGGCATGCCTTGACTTGAAATGAAGCCTTCGACTTGTTCTGTTGTCCAATGCGAGATCGGGAACACTATTTGAACGCCGTCGATTATCTGACCGCTTTTAACGTGGCTCTTGGTCGTATCTTCGTCGCGCTGACCACGTATCAGTAACGTAATTCCATCTGCTTTCATGCGTTCGTGCATGGGCAGCATGATCGATTGGTAGCAGCAGTTGTGACGGTCGATTAATGGCACGTAGCCGTCAATGTCTTCCTTAGCGAACTGGAAGCCTGCCCCTGGTTGTAGTACATCGCTAGGCCAGCCCAATTCTTCGTGAACCTGTTTAACCCGGCCTTCGATTTGTACGAAGGTTGGAACTACAGACTTAACGGCGTCGATTAATGCCAACGTCTCCGGATAGGCATCACCGCTATCGGTGAAATAGACCGTCAGGCGGTCCCAATAAGGGCGCATCGCAAGTAGTAGCGCAAGGCTGTCCCGACCACCGCTAAATTGAAGCGCAATGTGGTTATGGCGGCTAATGATGTCATCAAAGGTCATCATCAGTACGCCATCGCCGCGGCCATTGCCAACGAACCTACAGTTCCCATTGTCGAACTGGCATTGGCATTCTTCTGTGCGTAAAGGCCAGAGTTGTACTGGCCCGTTGCACTTGCCGCACCGCTGTAATCCGATCCAGGCGTATAACCTGAAGCAGTAAAGCTCGGCATCTGCGGCATTCCAACCTGCTGACCAGTCAGGACGGCATTCATGCTGTTAAGTGGTTGCAGATAGTTCTGGTATGCGTTCTGGTAAGCAGTTTGATACTGCTGCATCGCCTGTTGGTAAGCCTGCGACTGCGCAGAGTTTGAATCTTGCTGCGCCTGCTGATTTGCACCGTATGTGCCAAGCGCCTGGTTGTAAGCTTGACCGGCAGCGGCGTTGTAGGAGTTTTGACCTTGCAAGGCTGCGCCATACTGTGACAACGCATTTTGCAGCGCTTGGCTTGAACTGCCATTGTTGGCGTTGAATTTAGCAAGGTCGTTTTGATACTGGGTGTTGTTAGCTGCATTGACAGTGCTATAGGCAGACAGGTTGTTCTGGAATTGTGTATTCGAAGCTGTGTTGTTGAAGCTCGCAGCCGAAAGGTCTTGGCTGAACTGCGTGTTTCGAGCGCTATTTGTGGCGTTGTAACCGTTCAAAGCATTCGCGTAGCCCTGATTGCGAGCTTCGTTGGTCAAGCTAAAGCCTGTGGCGTCTTGGTTGAATTGCTGGCCGCGTGCTGCGTTGTTGGCGTTGAACCCAGTCAGCGAATTTGCGTAGGCCTGGTTTCGCGCATCATTGGTCATGCCAAAGCTGTTGGCATCCTGCGTGTAATGCTGTTGCTGCGCCGCGTTATTGGCATTGAAGCCTTGCAAATCTTGGCCGTATTGCTGGCCCGCTGACGCATTATTCAGCTGTGCATTTGACAGGTTCTGGCTGAACTGCTGGCCTAACGCCTGGTTTTCAGTGGTGAGACTTCTAATGCCTTGGTCAAAGGCCTGACCTTGTGCCGAGTTGTGTGCCTGATAGCCTGCCAACGCTGAAGCGTAGTTATTGTTGGCGAGCTGATTTCCGGTCACAACGGCCTGGTTTGCGAGCTGGTCTTTTTGCTGCGCCTGCACTCGCAAGGTGTTTTGCATCGCGTTGTTGTAGGCCTCCGTGCCTGGAGTTAGACCTTGCAAGCGCAATGAATTGTCTAGGTTCCTCTTGTCTTGCTCCCACTGGTCATTAAGTAATCCAGTCGATGCACTGTAAGCCGCCTTCGCACCCGCATCTGCAGTCGTTTGATTAAACTGCGGTGCACTAAGATCGACATTCCCCGCGCCGTTGGTGTAAGCGTTCGGATTCGTGTTGACCTGGGCAGTTCCCGCTGAACCGACGAGTGATCCGGCATGACTGGTGAAGTCCTGATTGACCGGATTAGCGCCGCTATGAAAGCTTGTATTGATCGCAGGCGCATCGCTTTGGAATGTGGTACTTAATGCAGGCGAGTTGCTGCTGAACGTGTTGTTCAGCGAAGGTGTTCCGCTATTGAAGCTTGTATTCAGTCCAGGCGCATTGGTGTTAAATGCGGTGTTCTGTGCAGGGCCACCATTGAAGCTGGAATTTTGCTGCGCCGCTGAACTAAAGCTTTGATTCAGACCGTGATAATCGCCGGTATAGTTGGCTGGATTAAAGCGGGTTTGATCGACCGCACCAACGCCGCTTGCGTTGAATCCTGAAAAATTGGCATTCACTTTAGGAATACCATTGGTGTAGGAATCGATCGATGGAGCGGTAAAACCGTTCTGCATCTGGTGTGCTACCTGACCTTGCAACGATTGCGCCAGCGAGGATTGATTCTGTTGAATCTGCTGTTGCGAGTTCAGCGCACTTTGTTCGGGTGGGGACAGCGTAACGTTGTTTGTCCAAGTCGTGTACGAGTTGGCGTCAGGTCGTGACTTGGGGTCTGCGCCGCTGGCTTGCCAGTTCTTGACCGCCTGGTTGTACGCTGCCGTGTCAGTACTGTTCGTCCAAGTTGACGAGCCCCACGGCGTATTTTGATCCGGGCGATTTGCCCAAGTCTGTTGATTTAGGTTTTGCAGGTTACCTTGTGCAGTAGCCTGCGCCGCACCAGTGTAATCTGGTGCTGGTGGAGCTGATCCCTTAGACATCTTCGTGTCCTTCCTCAATAATTGTTTCTTCTACTTAGCGAGCGATAGCGCCCCTTTCTCTTGTTTTGATGGCTTTGCCCATTTGCCGGATTGCCATTGCTTGCGCGTTAGCCCGTAGATTAGTGCGTCGTTATCTTCGCCAAAAGCATCGGCAAGTCGAGCCACGTATTCGTGACCCAAGCCTTCATGCATGGCGATTGCTGCCTGGTTGTCTACTGACACGGTGAAGTTGAAGCGTGTTTTACCCGCATGGCGGAATACGAAGTCATAGACCGTAAAAGCAAAGTCACGGCTAAACCAACGGCGGCTGCCGTCGCTGGCAATGTTTCCCTCGCAGGAAAAGGGGCTCCATCGGTTGATTGCTACCACAGCCAGAATTTCCGGCGGCGCATCTCCGTGCACAAGAACATGCGCTATGGTGCGGCAGTCCTTGGCGTCAAACTCGCCAATGTCACAGCCAATACGTTCCCGCATCCATTGCAGGAATAGAGGTGCATACTGTTGATCCGTGACGATTACGCGCTTGCTCATGCAAATGGCCCGCCCGGCGTCAGTAACAAATCTGTGGCCGTCCAAGTTGTGTCAGTCGTCGCACTGATCGAAATAACGACAGACACATAAGAACCAGGCCATGATGCAACGCTGTTCCATCTGTTGTAGGTGGCAAGATTACCCACCCAGGTAGCGTTCGGATCGTCCCATTTGGCGCTATCCCATACCGCGCCAGTAATTGGCGATAGTGTGGCGCTGCCCACAATTGGAATCAGGTTGAAGTCCGTATTGACGCCTACTTTTACTGCCGGCTGTGCACTGCCTGAGTTGATGAAGGGCTTAACGAGCTTGACGTGCTTCACCACGCCAGCGCCGAAGGCTTCGTCAAATGTGGCGAATGCCGACATGGCCGTCGCAACGATGTTATTTCCACCTTGCCCATAGATGTCTGCTCCGTCCTGATAGCCGATGAACGCCAGCGCGACGAAATTTGTTCCGCCAAAGTAGTAGGCGTCATTGAATAGCCCAAAGCACTGTGCAGGCCAGCCGGTGAACTGAGTCCAGCCTTTTGTGATGGTATTGAAGCAAAACTGGAAGTTGTTCGATTGCTGGGACTGTGGAACGTTCAGCATCATGACGTTTGCGCCTGGATAGACGGTCGCCTCAAAGCCAGGGACGTTTGGCTGTGATGCCACTAGATTGCTGATCACGTTGGAAATCTTGTACGTGAATGCCGCTGTATTTTCCACGCGTGCGCTTTGCAAGTACTGGCTCATCGGGTATAAGCCGTCCTGTGTCAATACCAGGAGATCGCCTTCATACTGAGTAGTGCAACGGCGACCAACAGGCGAACCTATCTTGTATTGACCTATCATCGACCAGGTGGAAGCGCTGCTAGGGTTCAGGCCCTGAAATACAGCGACGTCGCCTTTATCGGACAAGGCAACGAGCATAGCTTGAGTGCCGCTTGACCCGCCGCTGTCCATCGTCCATGTCGCGAGCTTGAATAATTTGCCGCCAGTTGGGAAGAACGGGCCGAAGTCGAATGCGTAAAGTGCGCCACCGGCCTGGGCTATGTCGCAGTAATAGCCTTTGGTTGAATTGGTCGAAACAAACCACAAACGCTGTTGATGCAGCAAAACGTCCACGAAGTTGCTAATGTTGACCGGATTGCCGTTGTTGTCGTTCTGTGCGAACTGGCCTGGGCCAGCAGGGCTAGCAACCTGAGTGCAGGCAGCCCAATTCGTGCCGTCGAAGGTGCGCGGTGTGTCGTAGCCATTTACAGCCACAAGCACGCCTGTACTGGCATTCGTATAGGACTGAACAACGCTTTGCCAGTTGCCGCTAGCCGCATTAAGGCCGGATACAACTGGCGCCCCTACAGTGCCACCATTCGTTACATCGTAGATGCCGCCATTGGAGACTGCGAACAGCTTGCTTTGCGCCGCGATACGACCGTGATAAGGAATGAGACTCGTAACTGATCCTGGTAACCCAGTTGCCCATTTTCGATAGCCTTGGCGTACCGCTAACCCCTGGTTGGTCGCCACGAAGTTTTGAATGCTAAGACCGTAACGTGGGTCCATCTGATCCAGGTTATCTAGCGTGTTCAGGCCAAGTGACAAACCAGGCATTCGTACGGTAAGCGAACTGCGCTGTTGTGGTGAGTAGGTCGAGCGTGGCATCAGTTGATGCCCCCATAGCCGGTATCTGGCAGATTCGCGGTGCCAATTAGCCGAGCATCTGCAAGACCACCAACGATACTGAGCTTTCGACCTGGTACATCGGTGCCTTTAGCCAACTCGACGGCGCGGTCAAATTCGGCCAATGCCGCACTTGTATCCATGCCAATAGAAGTTAGCCACTTAACCTTCGCCCCATAGACCACCATACGGTGATCAAGCAGAATGATGTCGCTGTCCTGCTGGATGTCTATCTGCGGAACACCTGCGCTGCTAGTGCAGTAGGCGCTACTGATGTATTCATACACAAAGGTGTAGGCATTGGAGCTAGGGGTAGGGAACAGGTACAGCTTGTTGCCAAGGACGCGGTATCGTTCAAACGGGCTTGCTGCCAGATTGCTTGCCTTGATCAGTTCCCATTCAGTCGCGGTTAGCTGGCCTTGCATGGGCCAACGATTATTTTGATCGTAGAACGTGGCGTTAATGAAGCGCTCTTGGTCTGATGGCAACGCGTAGTTATCAACGCCGCTGGTAGTCTGGAACGTATAGCGGCGTTGAAGTACCTGCCAGTCGTATTCTTGCAGCAGGTCTTCGCATGCAGACCTGATTACTGCCAGCAGCTTCGCCATGTTTTGATCGTTAGCTGAAACAACGGCTTGCGGTGTCGGAATCCCAATTTGGTTTGTGATCGTCTGGGCGATCTGTAATACGGTCTTTTGCGCCATTTCTTGTTGTTCGGTCTCCTTCTAGCTATTTATTCAGTTGGCTTTGCTTTTCTGGATTCCTTACTTGCCATTGCTTCGGCCAACATTGCCGCGACACGATCTTCCATCGCTTTCAGTTCTGCCTTGTGGCGAGCTTCCTGTTCTTCCATCTGCGCACGAACGATTGCGGCCGCATTCTTATCTTTAGCTTCATCCAGGTATTGTTTCGCCTTATGTTTGAGCGCGTAGAAGCCACGCATGACACCGCTTGCACTGTCCGAAAGTGTCGCTAGCTGCTCGATGGTCCGAATGCCTTGATGCTTAAGTTCAGCGATTTGGGAGGGCTGCAATGCCGGCCACATGTCCAGCGGAGTGCCAACAACTGTTGCTTCCTTCCCGCGCTTGAACGACTCGTACTCAAGCGGGAATCGCCATTCGTAGAAGTCAGTAACCGGGGTATGAATGATCAAATCGCGGTTGCCTGGAACTGTGATTGTGATGAAGTCCATGTCTACATACTTCGTTACGCCAGCAAGATAGGTCTCTTTTTTCGAAAAGACAGGCTCCGTGCTGAATTGGACGTTTAGCTTTGTGTCTTCGCCATAGTCGGCATGCTGAATAAAACGCCCTGTGCGGGGATCGCGGATGCCGCGTTGCTCGTCGTTTTCAAAACGGTTGCCAAGACTTTGATTAGCAATGGCAACGTTGAGGTCAATTTCGTTTGCTTTCTGTTGATTCATTAATGGCTCCTGCCGTGGTCGATGCGAGGTGCACTTGTTATCGCGGGTCGTCGAACTGGCGGCAAATGGGGCAGCGCTATTGCTACACACAACCTATTTACGCCCAATGGAAAAGGGCTCCCGCTTGGGAGCCCTTTTGCTAAGAACGACAGATTAAGTGTTCGAGTAGATACCGGAGAACTGTGGACCGGACATCGTCAGGTTGCCAGCCCAAACAAGTGTCTTCACAGTACTATCTTGGTTCACTGCGGATTTGTCATCCAGAGCGACCATGTTTCGGTCCTTGTGCGAACGCCATTTCATGTAATCGGTGTTCAGGAAGTAAGCGGTCTGTGCGCCGATGCCGGAAGCAGCGGAGTCGAACACGACCGGGATACCCTGGAATTGCAGCGTCTGGAAGCCTGCATTACCCAACGTCGCATCTGAAATGCGCTGCATGCTTTGCAGACCTGATTCATACAGCGCATACACGGCTGGCGATGCCAAGATGATCTTGGGACGATCGGTGCCACGTGTCAGTGAGATCAGGAACTGGTTCCACTGACTGATCAAAGCAGTACCGGTAGCCGCCACGCCAGCACCGTCGACCGATGCTTGGTATTTCTGGTTGCGCCAGAAGCTAGAAGTTGCACGGCTAATGCCACCGTAAGTGCCAGTGGTATTTGCTAGCGGCAATGCCGCCGCCAGACCGGTGATGTTTTTGCCGCTGTTGCCGGTGCCATCCAGGTAGAAGTGACGGTTAAGCAGGTTGGTCATGGTCGATTCAGCGACCTTTACGCGTGCTTCAACCAGATCAATCAGCGCTTCCTTGCCGCTATTAATCAGCGTTTCACGACCGGAGAATGTCACTGGAACTGCATACTGCGCGAACGAATACTGTGCCGCCGAAATTACGTCAGCGGCAGCAGTTGGCAGCGTGTCGTAGCCACTGTATGAACCGCCGTTGCCGTTTTCGGCGAAGGACAAGTTTTCGTTAATGTAGGTACCACCGTCAAAGGTGGCAATGCCACCTGACTTCTTCATAGCCAGAAGCGCGGCGTTGTGTTGGGTTACGTTGTCGGCGATTTCTTTCGAGCGGAACTCGATGGTAGTCGCCGCGAGGTCACTAAGGTTTGGGAATGCCATTTATTTTTATCCTTATTGGCTAGCGACCGTTTCTAATCGAGGTCTTTACGTTGGGCCATCAGGTGCCACCGCATCTGCGGGATCGCTGTTGGCGATGCTGGTTGGCTGCGCGGCCAGTGCATCACCAAAAGGTTCCGAATCAGTTTGCGTCGCTGGTCCTTGGTCTGGAGTATCGACACGCGAGGCGTAACCGACGTGTGTTGCCAATCGTGGATCGACAACTGGCACTTCAGCGCCTTGCGCCACGATCAGTGAAAAAAGCGAAACGATCATTTGTACTGTTCTCCTGTCGCGGATGTATGTGCACCTATTTAGCAAGGCCGAAGCTATCTAGTTGCATTATCGACATTTAGATAGTATCGTTGCAATCCGAGTAACGGCGGTATGGTTTAAGTCGGTAATGGTGACTTGATCAGCGACCGGCCAGAAGCCGACTGACAAAGAACCTGCCTGGTCAGCAATTGTGGGGTGGAGGGAGTATGGGATTTGCATTCGGTAGGTGGCTATGAGAGTTGTCTTTGCAGCGTTATTCGTATTTGGTTCGATGCTCGGCACAGTGGCTATGGTAAGTTCGCACTTTGATAATGGGCATTGGCCTTGGTGGGTCAAGTTTGCGCCCGCTGTTGTGATGCTTAGCGCGTTGTTTGTCTCGTTATTTATATTTAACGGAAGCGGCTTCAGGCCAAATTTGAGTCGCAAGACACTGGCAGAACAGATTTCCGAACTGGAGGGGCAAGGCCGTCTTGTGCGGCAACAATTCCAGGCGGTGCGCGCGTTCGGCGTAGCTGAATTCGAAGATGAAGGTTTGCATTACTTCATCGAGCTCCTAGATGGGAGGGTTCTATTCCTCAGCGGACAGTATCTGTATGACTTTGAACCTATCTCAGATGATCCAGAATTAAATCAACTGCGGCAATTTCCATGCACGGAGTTCGAAGTTCTTCGACACAAAGATGCCGGATACGTAATTGATATCAACTGTGCCGGAACAGTCTTTGAGCCAGAACTATGCGCTCCGGCTTTTACGAAGAATGACTGGAAGCGCGGGATTCCGGCAGATGGTGAGATCGTTGAGGGAAAGGGGTATGAAGCACTCAAGGGGGAACGAGCCCACGCCTAACCCAACTCAAGCTGGGCGTTGATCGGCTGCTTTGTGAAAGCGTCAGCGTCCGCGAAGGGGCGGTGTCGGCATCTTGGAGGCCGGCAGTATCCGGCCAAATGCGGACGCCCAAGTCCACTAATTAAATCAGTATGAACAGAATTCAGGTTTTACTTTTCGCATTAGTTCTGCTACCCGTCAGAGCGTTTGCTGGTGTCGATTGTGACAAGCTGGATAAGGCTGGCGAAAATATTGCAAACGTGGTTCCAGATTTTGGCTCCGGTCGCGATATCGTGGGCAATGGGCGCTTGCAGTTTTACTCGGCACCGGACGTAAGTTGCAAGATGGCTGGCTGGTTTGTCCTTCCCGGAGATACTCTGTTTGCAAAGTTTTCCTACAAAGGATTTACAAAAGTCTCGTTCATCACCATGAAGAAGAGTGACCGGGAGGTTACCGCATGGGTTGTTTCCTCTCGGCTGCGAGAAAATGGCGAGGGAATAGTTCCGGGGCATTCTCCTGACGTTGAGGAAGTCAGCAAGCAGTTAAAGGATGGCGAATCCGCGATTGCTCAACGAAAATTTGAAAGTGCCATTGATGTATGCCTGACAGGGCTTGATGCAATCGGCGATACATATTGGAGCAATAATATTGAAGACGACACAGACCAGAAGCTGATGGCCGCCCGTCTCCTTCGGAAAGATGGGAAACTGGAGAATGCGGCTTCAATGTATTGCAGAATACTGGCTACGCGACTTCACCTTTACCGCAAAAAGACAGGTTAAAAATTGGGAATGCTGGCCGTCAGCAACGGGGCGTCAGCCGACCTTCGGCCGACGCGTTACCTGGCTCCTACGGCCTAGTTACCGGTATGCTTGTTCCAAGAAAGCTCGACTGCTTCACGCAAACTTTTTGGTCGCGGTTGGCTTTGCCCGCCGCGACCACCACTAGCAAGCGAAGGCTTTACGCTTTGTACGGGCTTGGTGGCCTGACCTGTCGGTTTAACCGACACTCGGGCAGCGCGACTTGCAAGTACTTGCGATACTTCGGGATGCTGTTTGGCCGCGAAGTCGTATGCATTTCGGAATAGTTCCGTGATGCTGTGGCCGGTTACGAAGCCAGCTTCAATGGCCTTCTGCATGGTCGGTCGCAGGTCTTCCAAAAATTCATTCTTCGGGTCGGCCGCAAATGCCTGTAACTCGCGGCCAATCTCCGCTTCATGGCGTTGCGATTCACGAGCTTCAAGCTCTTGACGAACCAGCTCTTGAACATCTGGCGCTTGCTGGTGTTGTGTTTGCTGAAGCGGTTGGCCGGCTGCTAATTGAGTCAACGTCTGTACGTCAGGTTGGAAATGCGTAATCAGGCTGTGAATGATCTGCGCTTTCTGTGCCGGTGATCCAGTGCGGAGCTGGTAATCCAGGTTAAGCAGTTCCTTCGTATGCGCGACCGCGTTAGTTCCGTGCTGGCGAAACATGGCCTCGTACGGCGCAGCGACCTCGTTAAATTGCTTTGCCAGCTTACGTTCGTCCGCAGTTTCCTGCAAACGCACTTGGATGTCTCGCTCGCGGTCTACCCAGTACTTCTGCATGTCGCGTGGAACGCCGCCCCATTTCTCACGAAGCAAAGGCGTCATGCTAGCAGGTGCGCGGATCGGTTCAAGTTCACGGCCCGTGATGGCGTCGATTTCCTTTGCGGGTTTGACATCTTCTGCTTCCGCAGCTAGTGGCAATGGCTTTGTTGGCTCTTGGTCACCGGTTGTTTTCTCAAATGCTTTTAGAACTGCGTCTCGTAAGTTCTTTGGTTCCGATGATTCAACGGTTTCAGTTGCAGGCACGTTCTGCTCTGCGACTTCGGCAACGTTGGTCGTGGCTCCGGTTTCCAGCTCAGGGCTGTTGTTAATGGAATCGTCCATGGTGTCAACCTCTTCTTGTTATGTGGTCTATTTACTTAGCGTCTCGACGGCCTTGATAACGGCCTCTCTTCGCTTTTTGTTGTTGGCTGCTTCGGCGTTCTTCTTTTGAATCTGTGCTTCGGCTGCTGCTTCACTGGCGGGAATCTTATTGTTCTCGCGTAGGTACTTCTTGTAATCCTGGCCCGATTCAATCCAGGTTCCTTTCCCGTTCCTCCCGTCAGGCATGTGAAAACCCTTATGACCGGTAAAAGTCATCGCGCTAATGGCCGGTGCGGTCAAGCCCTTGATCGTCGGAACATCGCAGCAGATAGGCGTGTCATTGCGAGTGGCGATGCTGCGAATGTAATCGTGGTCAGTTCCACAAGTGGTGCAATGCGCTATGTAGGTCGGCATTATTGACCTCCATTCTGGCGATTGTTCAACAAGTCGATGGTGGCGCTATGAACATGCGTTGCCTGTTGGTGCGCAATGTCTGCGGCCAGCTCGCCTTGGCGCATTAATAGCTGGCGTTCCTCGAAAGCGTTATCGCGTTCGGTCTGCATTTGGGCGATTGCGAGCTGCTGCTGCTTGATTTGTGCCTGGAGCTGTGCGATTTGAAGCTTGGTGTTCTCTTGCATTTGCACTGCCTGATAGTCAAGCTGGGCCTTCTGCATGACCGCTTGTGCCTTGGCTTCTTCCGCGCTTGGCTGCTTTTGCCCGCCCTGACTTTGCTGCGATGCCTGCAAGAGTTGCTGTAAGCCGTTGTCGATAACGCCTTCGATTGCCTGCGCGCCCTTAAAGCCGCTCACACCCCACTTGATAAGTTCAAGGCCAAGCGGCGCGATTTCGGGTGTCTGTTGCACTGCCGGCATAATCACGCTCATCATCTTCGTGATTGCTTGGATCGCTTCGCTACGCTCCGCCTTTTCAGTGTTCCAGTTCGGCAGTTGCAGACTGTCCACGCTTACGCTTAAGCGGAATTGGGTCATTTGATCGTCTTTGAGCAGTTGAAGCGCTGGCCCGATGAACGCCTGATCGGCGGGATTCAGCGGCATCGCTCGCTTTGAGATCAAGTCGGGCTCGTAGAATTTGCAGATAACGTGTGCTTTAAGTCGCAGCAATGCTTCTACGTACTCAGCGACATCTTGCTGGCGCGACGCGAAACGACCAAAGGCTTGTTGGCTTTTTGCAGTGGTCGCGGTTGCAGTTTCGTATGGCATAGCCTGGCCGCGCATGATGTCGCTGATGCCTTCAACTTCGTAAATCTGGTTCTTAATACGTTCGAGCTGCGCTGATGCCACGTTGAACGAGTTCGCAATTGGTTCAAGCGGCGCAAATTGGATAGCACCCTGTAGCCCGCCACGGTCGCCCATAAATGAAGCCCAGTTCTTAACTGCGATGCCCTGGTTTTCACCAACTGTCGTGTACATGTCGCGCAATTCTGAGCATGACGCATCATAGGCAAAGCGAACGGCCAACGCCTTGCTTAATTGAGTGCATCGCTGGTTCAGTTCATCCAATTCGTCGTATTTGCCGCGTACAAGCTGGTAGTCGCAAACGGGAATCGTGTTTGCTGTATCAAAGCGGCCAAGTGGCGGCAATGGGGTAGGGAAGAAGCCATCAAAACCCATGGTGTCCTGCTGCACATCAAGTGGAACATCAACGCTGTCAGTTACCCAGAACACGAGTTGGCGTTCCTTGTCCCAGATTTCGTACACATCTGCCGTTGGTTCCGTCTGGTTCTTTGGCGCTAATTTGGCCTTGCTGGCATCCTGGGCATCTGGCTTAGTCGTATAGCCAATGCCGCCAAGCAGTTCAGGCGGAATGGTGTGACCAAAGCGGCGTTTGATCGCATCACGCGTCATTGGGATGCGACGAGCGACCCAACTGCACAAAGTCCAGACCTTGCAGGGGCTCCAATAGAAGTCATCCCAGGCCACATAATCCGTGCATGCCTCCTGGCTCATGATTACAGGTGTTTGCGGCATTGCTGCGCTGGTAATGTGGTCGATGACAGCAGGTTGTTCCTGTTCTTCCTGTTCCAAACGCAGCCAGCTAAGACCCAGGCCCGCAACTACGTGATCGAAAAGTACCTGCTTGAACGTGACATCGAAGCCACCAGTATCTAACTCATAGGAGAGGTTACGTTGCAACAGCAGCGCCGCCACCCGGGCCACATCGTCTTGGCTGTCATCGAATCGGCGTTTGATGTCTGGCTTTGGAGTGCGGGCATACAGGGCCGATAGCTTGGTATCGGTATTAAGGAAGTAGATGTTGTAGAACTGGCCGCCGCTGTACTGCGCGCCTGCTTCGGCTCGATAACGTGTTACGGCGCGTGCCGCTGTCTCGTTCCATTTCTTCCGTTCCTTGCGGCAGGCTTCAAGCTCCTTTTGCCACTTCTCTTGTTCGCTTTCTGTTTGGTATTGCGAAAGTACAGGGTCTTGCACAAAGGCGTCTTCGCTGACTCCGCATTCCATCCCTTCGTTATAGATGTCGGTCATTTTTTCTCTGTACGCTTCTAGTGGCGCACTTGATTGATCTGTTTAGTCCCACGCTCGACCAAGGTGTTGTCTATGCATAGATAGCTCGCGGTCGCGTGCTGCAAATGCTTCATCCAAAGTCATTCGACTTGTATTTACCTGACCGCGTTTTGTAATCTGGAGGGTACGGCGCCTATTTGCGCGTTCAGTAGATCGGCCCAGGTCTTCATCTTTTATCGAAAGCACCGCATAACGGAATGCATCCGCGCCGTGCGACCATTCGTTGTGATCAGCTTCGCTGCCGTAGGTTCCAGATGCTCGATTGAATTTGCGACTGTAGTTCTTCAGTGCCTCGATACCGCGATAGCAGCGGTCTTTATCAAGGATGAACGGCCACAAGCGAAGGAACTTCCGAACTGCGTCAATGCCGTGCATGATTCGGTTACCCTGGTCTGGATTAGGCACCCTGCGAGCAGGTAGGTCGTGCTCCAAAAATGTATCCATGACGGACTTCTTAGATGCAAACGTGCGGTGCATGGCGTCGTGGGGAAGCCAGACTGTTTCGTACTCGTATGGCTTTAAGGCCAGCATGTCGCAGACTTCTTCCGCATCGAATCCGCTTTGCTCCCAATAGTCGATGAACCGCACTTCGCCATCGACTACTTGCCAGTACCAAATTACGGCCGCATCGCTATGGCCTAAGTCCATGGCAAGACTGACTTTCTCCAACGGGTCGTATTCGACTGTTTGGAACTTGCCCTGACTAGTTGCTGTCGCGATCTGCTTGCCGTAGAACGAACCACGAAATGCCGCATCGAACGAACATTCAAGCTCCTGTTCGACTTCCTCCGGTTCCATTTCGGAGCGCATGTCTTCAACTTCTTTAGCGTCCAGGATTCCGCTTTCGCTTGCCATGAGTCGAAGCGAGAAATACTTGTTGGGTTCCTGCTGCGCTTTCTGCCAGCGCTTGTAGAAGTCGTTCTTGCCTTTAGGTGTTCCCATGAATACGACCCAACCCTTGCGGTCGGATAGCGCAGGACGAATAACCGTGCTGTAGACCTCTGGCTTCATGTCGCCGTATTCGTCGAGCACGACGCCATCGAAATACAGGCCACGTAAGTTGTCGGGATTGTCGGCGCCGGCCAGGAAGATTCGGGCTGTGTCGCTGGCTACGGTTGGAATTTCAATCCACAGTTCGGTTTCGTTCTTCTTTACGCCTGGTATTGCCTTCGTGAAGTCGATTAAGTACTGCCAAGCGACCTGTTTAGCCTGTCCTTTGTATGGGCACAGGTACGCAAACTTTGGCTTTGGCAGTAGCTTGCCGGTCTTGTCCTTCTTTTGAAAATTCAACGCTCGCGCGATTAGGTCTTGAATGACGCTGTAAGTCTTACCTGCTCGTCGATGTGCGACGATTACTGCACTGCGCTTCGTGCGTTGATGGAAGGGTAGGAATGCTGGGCGGGGCTTGTAATCAAGCTGGATTGTCTGAACGCTGTTATTCATCGTCCAGTTCATCCGCGTCTACGATGTCGCCCAAATCAAGCGGTGACGGCGGCACGTTATGGAATACCTGTACTACTGCTGGACCTGACTCGTGCTTTTGTGCTTCTGGCAGCATGCGTGTCCACAGCTTGATGAAGTCACCGTAGTTTTCGTGCGCGTACTTGGTCAGGCGCGGTATGCCACCGGCCAGATCGAACGCGACGTTGAGCGAGTCTTCGACGAACTTGCGGTCTTTGTTCTTAAGGACGTAGTCCTTGGGGATTTTGGGAAGGTGCTGCTCGAAGATGTCGATTAGGCCGCTTTGGCGGACATCGGCATCGCGGCTAGCAAGCTTGGTTAGCGTTTCGGCGCTGACTTCCGCAACCTGGTTGGTTGTCTTGTTCTTGTCGTCCACTTAAATAACCTCATGGCTCGCAAATGAGCCGTCAGCTATTTATTGAAGGGGTAAAGAAATGAAGCGAGGTGAAAGACGTAGTTTGCGCATGCAGAACATGAAGCGGTTGCGCAACTTGGGCTTACCAACTGACTTGTTCAATGCGGATTTTTTGGAACGAGAAGTGGCGGCGCGTAAGCGGGAAAATCATCTTCTTGAAATCGTTGAGGCAATGTGGAAAGCGGGACAGTGGGCGCACTTGTCGCTTCCCTTTGACCTGATCATTGCTCGCTGGCGGGAGGAAATTGCGAACCCGCTGCACTTCGCAAGTATTGGCCCGAACCCAAGATGGGTGCCGGTATTAGGTGATGCAGTCGGGGAGTGGCGCAGACATACTGAAGGCGGGTACCGCAAGTCCTGGCGAGATTATCGGCGCAAGAAGCTTGCTCAGATTCGTGATAAAGCGGGCAAACCACCGCCGAAATTCAGGGTCTAAAGTGCGGGAGCTTTTTCTGGGATGATGTTTGCTACCGGCGAATCAAGAACGTGGGCGATCATTTCAGGCGCGCAGCCACGGTCGAATAGAAACTTGACAGCGGCAAGTCGCGACTGTTTGACCGCGATGTCGACTGCCACGCTGGCCAAACATTGCAAGTTATGGTTTGGCCGATCGGCTTCCATGATGTTCTCCTGTAACGAGTATGCGCCTTAATCGCAACCTGCATGCTTACCTTTTTTACCAATCGTGTGGTGATCTTTTGTGACTGCGAGTAGTCTCGGGGTATGACAAGGCGCAAAGACACTATCACGGCTGAAAGACTTTCCGTTGCGCTGCTCACCAGAGCGGCGTTTGGGACTCAAGCAGGTATGCGGACTGCGTTGTTCTACGGCGTTCGGAGAATACTTGCAGAAGCGGTCTTCAATCGCCCTTTGTTTAGAGTCCGTATTGAAGCGTCGGGAACTGACAACTTGCTGGACAGGAGAAAGCGCATTCGCTAGTTGCTGCTGCCTTGCTCAGGTGTCGTTGCGAAAAGCCCGTCCTAGCGGGCTTTTTTGTTGTTCAAAGGTTCACCGCGACCCTGACTTGTCGAATGTGAGTCGATAGAGCTGGTTATTCTTGCAGCGAAATGCCTATAATGAATTAGCAAGTCGTCATTTTGCGAAAATTGTGGGCCCCACTCCAGCTGCGCTCGCTAAGAGCACTCCCAGATTGATTCCTTCAGTTGTTGCCATTGCGCCTTGAGGCGCGTCTTGCTGCATGCATTCAATCATAACGTCGGGAGAGAGACATGGCATTGGAGACTGGCACTGTAAAGTGGTTCAACGACTCAAAGGGCTTCGGGTTCATAACGCCTGATGGTGGTGGCGGGGATCTGTTCGCGCACTTCCAGGACATTAAAGCTGATGGCTTTAAGAGCCTGAAGGAGAACCAACGAGTGTCGTTCGAGCGAGGCACAAGCCCCAAGGGCGAGAAGGCGATCAACATCAAGCCTGCCTAACTCCCTACAATGCAGCGTGGTGCCTGACTTGTGGCTTATGTGGGCGCCAAATGAAGGACACTTTTCCAGTTCAATGGAGGATCGCGCGCTGTGTTAGTCACAGTGTTGCGCGAGATGCCTGCTTAGGCTTCTATGAAAAAGAAAGAATTGTTGGCGATCCTGTCGAGCTACAGTGATGACGATGAGTTCCTTGTCGAAGGCTTCCACTCAGGCTTTGACGAGCCTACGGTTTATGTCACAGCTGCGCGACCGCGATCAACCTCCGAATTTGTATCGGGTAACGAAAGTGATTACGTTTCGGATCGAGAGGGGTCGGGATGCGTCATCATTGGGACGTCACGTGGCTGCGCGACCCTATAGCCGTGACATCAAAATACCATCTCAGTGAACGGTAGTTGATCTACATGATTGGCATGCACTGCATAATCCGGGGATTGAATGATTGAAAAGCGCCTACGAGTGGCAATGTCAGTCGTCGTTTTCCTGGTGGTTATCTTCAATCTGTGGGTGTTTGCAGCACAAATGTTTCGATAGTTTTTCACTTATCGACGGTTGAGCAGCCGCATCTAATTTTTTTCCTGCTTCGAGGAGTTAAGACCAGCAAGCACTCGCGCTGGTGTTTTGCCATTCTGTGCGGTGAACGGTAGGATAGTCTGTAGTTAGCTCAGTCACTGGGGATTCTATGGAAATGGCATACCAGGCTTTGACTCGCCGTGCCGAAGCAACAATCAATGACTACGTAAAAAGAGCTAAGCTCGCAACGTCAGCCGAAGACTATAACCAAGCGCTTAAAGCGGCCGCGGGTGTGCTGGCGCTTTGGAAGGCCGCAATCAAGCTTCCTGAGGGAGTTGAACTTCGCGATGCGTTTGAACACCTTGACGTATTGCGCCTGGAATCACTTTGCGCCCCTGAAAACGTGCCACATGGCGTATGGGTCAAGTAGTAGAAGATTTTTGGTTGATGCCACCTACCAAGCAGCAGCCAAGCCGTACAGTGATGCGTTTTCGGGTTCAAGATTTCGGGATTTATTCACAGGCCGATTTGCTTTTGTGAATAGGTGCAGAACGATCAGAAGAAACAAGCACCTACATGACTTCGTGCATGCCTGGCTGCGACCCGTGGAATACACACCATACTCTACAGGTCGCAAAAACATCCAGGTAATCAAGCACCTACAAGCTTGTCGGGGGCGGTGTACAAAATCTGTACAAATCAGTTGGCGGTTGAACCGCCAACTCCCGCTAGCCACGTAGCCTAACGCCAGGCTTCACCGTTTACCAATACGTCATAGGACTGACGAGATCGTCATCCCAGTTGCATTTGACTCCAGTTCGACGCGAGGTAGCTGAGTGGACTTCATGTCGTTACTTTCATGCAATTTCCAAGTTATTCACAGGGCCGTAGCATCAGTTAATGAAGCCTAAACCAGGATGCCGCCAGACGTCGAAAATTCTTGGCATTAACTTTCATTACCAAGACTTTCTACTGATGTAATAGCAGAGTATCATTGTGTTGCTCGGGATTAAAATTGCCTTCCAGTCGCATTACTATTCGTCGCTCATCATGAAACTTGCCTTACGTCTGCTTAAAGAATTCTGGCTTCCAACCATCATCGCTTTGTTATGGACTGCATACAATGTCAATCCGGCTGGCTCGGTGAACGACGCCAAAGCGCTTGTGAACATCTTTGCGCCGACATTCTTTCTCGCTAGCTGGGCCACTGGGCAATTCTTCCGTGTCCAAAAGCAAGCGCATGTTGAAGAAAATTTACTAAACATTGAAAGTCGCGTTACTAGCCTAGTATCCAGATTGGAGAAACATACGGAAGACTTCATGGGATTTGCAACTGGCAAGAATAGCTTCGCCTGCTTCTCGCCAATCATGACTTCTCCAAATGTATTAGAGCTCTGGCTCTTTAACCGTTCGATATACCCAGTGTTTGACCTTAAAGTCGATGTTATTGACTTAGATGAGCCAATTGTTCCTGAAGAAGGGATCATGTGGACTCCACATAAATTTGCACTTGAAAGCATCTACCCGAGTAAGGTCGTTACTGGGGCATACCGATTCAGTCTTGAGAGCAGAGAAAGTTTTAGGATTAATGTATTCATCCATACTCGCGCCCAGTACATCACGCAACAGATCCGAATTGTGAGGAAGGCCGATGGATTCTTGATCGCAGTACAAACGATTTCCGGGGGAAGTGTGATTGAAAGTACGATTCCTGAAGACTTTCCGGGATTTGATCCAGAAGATCCCAATTCTATTTTTGGATAACTGACAAGTATGTAGATGCGTAGGTTTTGAGTGATGGCACTGTTCTAAATCTTTGCATGTGAGGATGTAACGTGAACCCGTTTAGTGTATTTCCGAAAGAAGACATTCAAGTGGAAAAGGCAAATGGCACTTTGAAAGGGCCGTACAACGCCACGATTGCTGGAGGCACCATAGTCGTTTGGGATGCGACTGCTGACATAGAAGAAGAGGATACAATTCTGAGACATCTGCCTAATGGTAAGGACGAAAGAAGCGAAGTTACGCAGGCATCTTTCTACCACGACCTTCATGGAATGCCAGCGCATTTTCAGATCAAATTTAAGAAGGCCGGCGCGAAGCGAACACCGCAGCCAGTACAACCTCTTTCGAGCGAAGCACACACATCAAAAAAGGATGGCATGCCAACTTATGACATCGCAATCTCGTTTGCGGGCGAAGACCGCAACGTAGCGGAGCGTCTTGCGTCGCTTCTTGTTCTCAGGGGATTGAAGGTTTTCTACGATGAGTACGAACAGGCAAATCTTTGGGGGAAGGACCTTTATGTCCATCTTTCAAAGGTCTACAAAGATGAAGCAAAGTATTGTTTGATGCTGGTGTCTGAACATTATTCTAAAAAACAGTGGACAAACCACGAACGGAAAGCGGCGCAAGCTAGGGCCTTCCAAGAGAACAGCGAGTACATCCTTCCGTTGCGACTCGACGACGCGCAGGTCGACGGAATCTTATGCACCGTAGGCTTCTTGGATCAACGAAAAATTTCAGATGACATGATTGTTGAATCAGTTGTTAAGAAAGTCTTTGACTACAACAATGCACACGGTATTTCTTACGATTTGGTCAAGGTAGAGGATGTCTTCGCTCAGCAAGGAATCGGCAAAGATGGAGCCGCCATAAAAGACAGCAACATGAAAACCGAGTGTCCGGCTTGTGGCACCGTGCAACTGCTCTCTGAAAGCAACCTATCGGTAGACGAAGGGGAAACAATTTACACGTGCAAACATGGCTGCCAACCGATACTGGTAGTCGGCCGCCCGGCAGGAACTGCGTGGCCCGGTCGCGGTTATAGACTTGGCGATCACGTCATACGAAACGTTCGCGACGTAATTGTTAAAACCGACGACATGCGGGCAGCGCTGGTAATCAATGGGGGTAACGCGGCGCTAATGAAAAGGCGTCCTGCTGAATAAAGCCCTCGTCTTCGACTGACAGTAATAGGTTCCATTAGCATAAATGTGTTCTACAAATTGAGGATTAACATAGGTCGAGATCTCATCCAATGAGTGATGCCACAGACTTCAAATACGACGTAGCGCTTTCGTTCGCAAACGAGGATCGAGAAACCGTCGCTGAGCTAGCAGAAATACTGCGCTTACTCGGGGTACATGTGTTCTATGACGATTACGAACGTGCGGATCTTTGGGGGAAAGACCTTTATCAGCACTTGCAGTCCGTATACATGGATCGAGCCAAGTACTGCATCATTTTTGTCTCTGCTGCGTATAGAAAAAAGCTTTGGACTCGGCACGAACTGAAGCAAGCTCAAGCTAGAGCCTTCAAGGAGAACCAGGAGTACATTCTTCCCGTTCGGTTAGACGATACCGAAATTCCAGGTCTCAATGCGACTACGGGATACATTGACCTTCGAAACCATTCGTTAACTGAGCTAAGTCATCTAATTGTCCAAAAGTTGTTTGGACCAGAGACTGATCCAAGCGATGTTGGCGAACTTAAATGGAAGGGAGAACTTGTTGAGTTTCGAGGCCAGGAAGTTGCCAGCTTCTGGCCTGAAAAATTGAAGCGCGCGCAGTCAATAACTCATTACGTTGCCCGTGTTCCTCGAGTAAGGTATGGGGATGAAGACGGCGGTTGGGATCCTGGAGACATGCCTTGCAATGATTGCGGCGCCATTAAAGGGGAACTTCACGTACCTAGTTGCGACGTCGAGCGCTGTCCAGTATGCGGTGGGCAGGCACTGGGATGTGAATGCATTGAGTATGAAGCAGATAATGACGAGGGAATTTAAGTTGGGTCCAAAAAGTTTGATCGTAAAAACCGCTGCTATCGCGCTCATCGGAGATTGAAATGTTTTTGGGACTCAGTTTGCAAACTTGGCTTGGCCTAACAGTTCTCGGTGCATTAGTCTCTACCCTTGGATCGCTGTTTGGTATCGTACTTAAGGACTTCTTTTTTGTTCGATCGTTCGAAAGCTGGAAACAGAAGAAGACACTCGAGCAGTTGTACCAGCGGTACCGTGATCCGCTGTATCTGTCAGCGCACGAGCTAGCTACTCGATTGTTCGAGATTGATCTCACCTACCCGACCGTCTACCTGAAAACGAGCGTTCTCGACAAGCGAGTTGATCGACAAATCCGCAACTCAGTTCACGATCCCTACTTTCAGCGACATAAGCTACTCAGTAGCATCTATCGCTTGGCTGCATTCCTTGGTTGGCTTGAGCTTTACAGACAGGAAGTTACCTATCTTCGATCTGGAAGCAATCCACACTCCAAGGCGCTCGAATGGGTGGTAAACGCCATACGAAGTGACCTCGCTGATGGGCAAATCAATAAGACAGATGACTTGGGAATGTGGAGAGATACACTGATCTTTCGTGATGAACTTCGAGCAATTGGTGAATCCATGATCGAAACGCGCGGGGCTACGAGAACGGTGACCGGTTACGGACGCTTTCTTGAAGCCGCGGAAGCTGAAGGAGATTCAGCCATAAAACGTTGGCACCCAGTCGTTTCCAATTTCTTGCTGGACCTTGAGGTGGGCGGCAAAGACTTTCGGCACGTTCGCATCAAGCGCCTGTTTGTACACCTCGTTGATCTGATGACACTTCTTGACGAATCATCGGTAGAAAAGTGGCTAACTGAGAAAAGAAATCTGCTCGAAACCGAGGTGCTCAAGCCACATTGCTGAGCCTGATCTGATTTTGTGCACTGCTTACATAAGTCACTTAAGGTTCTAGAGGTAATCTGTGGTTGAACCATTTTGTTAGATTCGTATCTCGCGACATTCAGCCCATTAACGAAAAGTGCCGCACGGATTGCCCAGGCCTTCGCGAACTAGCGCATCAAACACCACGCACACGCTCACTTCATTTGCGTTGGCGACTTCGATTAGTGCTTCGCATGCCGTTGCGCCAATTTCGATGTAGCCCCAGTATTCGTTGAAGTAGGTCTGGTCGAGTTTTACTTGCTGCATTTTGATCCCCTGGTCTCTAGGTGCGTTTCTGTGACGCGTCCGAGGATGCAGCCAGGTACGTGGTGGATCAACAAAAGAGTGACAGCACATGTCATTCTTTTTTCCAATTAAAAACGGCGCTCAAGGCGCCGTTTACTTTGCAGCTTTATGTGCCCCTTAAGCTGGAGCTTCTTCCTTTCCTTTGCTTGGTGCTCGCGAGCTGTCTCGAAACGCTTGATCTAGTTCGCCGTTCGCAGCACCTGCTTTAGCGGCTTCCACAAAATTGATCGCTGCCTGTGCGTCACTTACCCGGAAGTAGGTCACTCCATTCAAGGGCATAGCACTGTTCCCGTTGCGGAACGTGATCAAGTAACCGTCTGGCAGCTTCTTGAAGAACCTCCCTTGTTCCGCCGCTGCTTTGATCAGCTTCACAGTCTCGTCGCAATTGGCGGAAAACTTGGTGCGTGCGTTGATCAGCGGATCGCGTTTCGCCGCGATTTGGGACAGGTCGGTGATTGGCGTGGCGAGGGCGTTCACTTGAGCGAGGAAGCCGAGTGGTTGTGCGTTGTCGTTGGATGCTTGAGGTGCTGCTTGAGGGTTCTTTGCCATGTTGGTTCTCCGTTAGTTGGTTGACTGCATCGTTTGCAGTGCACCAATTGGAAAGCCGTCTGGTAAAGAAATCACCTTCTAAATGAAAGAACTACCGCGTCGTAATGGCATTCGACAAAAGCCTTGATTTCTCGGCCTTATTCGCTCCGAAACGAGGGTCTTCTTTAAATACGTTCGTGAAGCCCGGAGGCTCACAAGCGTTCAATTTGGAGAACAACAATGACAAAAATTTTGCAACCACAGGTGCTCGATGTCGTGATCACGAAGATCACCGCTAAGACCGTCTACTACAAGCTGTCTGCCAACCAACGGCAAGAGAAATGGCGAATCCCAAGTACGAGTAAGTTTGATAAGTCTCAACTGATTGAGGGAGCGCGCTACCGCGTAATCTCACATGCGGTTTTTGACACGGTCTGGCATTACAAGACCCGCCAGCGCATCGCAATGGAGCGCTTCGATTGGATCAGCGCCGCAGTGATTACGCCAAAGGCAAAGATTCAAGCGCGTTCAGCCAAGCAGCGAAAGGCCAGCGAGCTGCATGCAGCAATGCCGTTTGTCGATAACGGCGTCTTGATCAAGTGGTAAGCAGCTATTAAATTGGAATGAGTACGTGTCGATGTCGGTGGCCTTTTTTGTGAACTAGATTTTCATGGATTTCACAAAGTTTTGTGCATTTTTTGTACGGGAGGGGAGGTCTTCAAACCAGCCCTTATGGCATAAGGCTTCCTTGCAACCCCAGATGTATGCCTACTACCCGCGCGAGTGGGTGTCGCCCTACATCGACCGCCGCCGCAAGGTAGGCTGGGACCTGTATTCCCTGCTGGGCCTGACCCGCGAAAACAAAATGGGCATGGCGGCCCAGCATGGCCGCAACTTTGAGTTCTTCGATGCGCCGGTGGGACTTATTTTTACCATCGACCGCATCATGGAGCAGGGCTCCTGGCTTGACTATGGCATGTTCTTACAAAACATCATGGTGGCGGCCCGCGGACGTGGACTGGATACCTGTCCG